CCCACTACGCAGGCGCATCATCGAGCCTGACAGGGCATCGACTTGGTCGTCGTGACCCCCGTAGGGAAACGCTTCAAGCTCGTCGAGAAACTCTCCTATCCACGGGCCGCGAAGCAGGCGGATGTTGCCCACCTCTGCTTGACTACTGACAGGGCCCGCGCGTTCTAGTTTCGATCCTGTCGCTCGTTGACCTCTAGCAGTGTATTCGGGCAATACTCGCGTGACGTAGTTATAGATGGTATTAACGCCAGATGCCCCTGGCTCTTGCTCGATAACTATCTGGGTCGAGTAACCATCAATGGCGGCAGTTTGCGCGATCCGCTTCTCAACGTCTGCTGGAGTCCCGCGCATCCGCTGAACATCGACAACATAATAAAGGCCATCAGTTGCGTAATCGATGCGCACCCCAGCAGTGAAGTCAGGATCAGCACCTGGGCGTTTTGGGGTTGCCGCTAAGTCCCAGTATCTAACACTGCGATTGATGAAGACTGGAACGTCTTCAACGACTTCGAACCATTCACGCTGGAAAAGATTCCCCGGCTGTCTTGCTGTCCAGTCGCCCTGTAATAGCTGTCGACGTGTAACGGGATCAAGCTGATCCAGTGATTGCACATAAGCATCTTGGTCGAGATACGGATTGTCTGGCAGTCGCGCTGATATGAACACACGACGCGATTCTTCGGGGTCTTCGTCGATAAATCGACTTCTTACCCACTCATGCCCGATCCCGCCTGGATTGCTCGCTGTACGCATACGCAGAGGCGCAGTCGAATCAGACAATCGACGCAAGCGAGAAAACATGTATCGGTACTGTTTCTCCTCAAACTGTGTTAGCTCGTCGAAGCCTATGAACTGGAACTCTGTTGACTGGTATCGATACTCATCTCCTGTATGTTCTAGATACCCGAAAGACAACGTCGCACCACTTGGGAATGTCCACGTCTTCGATGATTCCTTCCATCGTGCATCAGTGGGCATCAGCCATTCTTTTGCCCTGTCCATCAACGCCCCTGGCAGAGCTAAGTCAGCATAGGATCGACGCAGTAACAGCGCAGAATATGTCGGCTCGTCAACGTATTGCAACGCCGCCATCAATAGCGCGTCAGACTTACCGCCACCAGCCGCCCCACCATACAATGCCTCAGAGTTATCGAGTAACAGAAAGGCGAGTTGTTTAGATGTCGGCTTGTGCGGGATATAGTGCGTCCAGGGCAGTTTCAGAGTGTCCATTTGTTTCCACCCTGATTGCCCCAGCATCACGAAGGGTTGTGAGTGCGTCTTCAATGTCGCCAACGTCGAGTGTTACCACCTGATGCTGAATAGGACTTCCTTCTGGGCCGCTATGCTCCATACGGGCGGGCATGTCGATGCCTGTAACGTCTCGCATGTCCTTGATAGTCTTCAGACAAACTGACGCCGATGCTTGGTCGCCTCGTAGCATTGCAGGCCAGTAGGTTTGCAGAATCTTTGTCAATCTCTCTAGTGTCAAAGTTCGGAAGCTGTCTCCGTAGTCTGCGTCCGAGCGTGATAGCACGGTTTTGACAGCGGCGACTGCTCCTCCCGTTGATGCGTAGCCAAGCGCATCAGCAATTTCTTGCCAAGTGCGCCCAGCCAAACGCAGTTCCAGAGCTTGCTTTTGCTTGTCTATCGTTTCAAGTTTCTTGACCGACAGAGCGGGTATTTGTCGCGGTTTCGCCATAATTTCTAAACGACCTGAGGCTCTGATCCGGGATCAGAACTATTTAACACTGATAGGGGTTTCCAATACGTTGTCTGTTATTGACCTTGATTTCACCGTATTATTCATAACAACACTGGCTACATTTATGCCCGTACCATTTCCGAATTTATTGTTATTTTCCACGACGATACATCCAGCATTGATGCCTTCCCATGTCCACGCGCCAACACTAGCATCTACATCATCAATCAAAATCTCGCCAATCGTAGCTGTACCGCCCGTTGTCTGAACGATGATGCGGTCAACCTGACTATTCTCTGCAACATAGGTTCCTGCGCCTCTATCGCTATCAATCACGAGATTTGGCACGGTTGCATCTATGGTCATGGCGTTAGTGTGACCGTCCATCTCGCCAGCAATCTGGATACAACCAGCATTGATGCGCGACCAGTCCATTGTAGGTGCCGAACTATTTCTGACAGTGATTAAACCAACGTCGACTTGCGCACCCGTTACCCCCGTCACATAGAGGCTCTTATCGAGGCCAGCTTTACCCAGGTCTAAGTTCTTCAAGTGCAACTTATCTAATCTGACACCATTAGCGAGATTTATCTGGAGCGTCTGGCTTCGCGTCGCTGGGTCGCTCTCATCAGGCGCGAGTCGTTCACCGTTTGTATTGGGTAGCGCATAGACCGCCCCCGCCTCAGGCCACGTCGGTACATCATTCGTGCCGTTAATAACCAAAGCAAAAGAGGCACCGAACCCTCCAGCCACCACCAAGACAGACATAAGTGCGGCACGACCACCTCCAACTTTGAACGCTTTCGGTAGGGGAATCCTAATAGCTGTCAGTAACTTCAAATACGGCAACCCTATCTGGGGAAGCCGCGCCGACGGGATCGAGAATGTCTTTGGCCCTAGCTTAAAATTCACTTTTCTTTCCTCTTGCCTTCATCTGCGAATCTACCTGTAATAGCACCCAAACCAGCACCAACTGGAGTGGCGAATATGGCAAAAGCCACGAGAATGATATCCAGATGGGGCGCAACGGATTCAGGATTCGAAGTCGCCTTCCAAATGATGACGGTTCCCAGAATAACGAAGGCCGCTACCACTGGCCCCAGCATCAGGAGGGTGAGGAATTCCGTTCCTGAAAGAGTTGTTGTTGCTTTGATCCGTAAAGTAGCAATCTCCTCTCTGGCGAGAGCGAGTTCTTCCCGTATGTCATCAAGCTCAGTCAACGAACTACCTAGGATCGCTCGCTACTACTTTTTGTAATGCCAAATGCTACATAAATTTTCGGTATCAAAGAGGACTCCTTAATTAAGATTTTTCTGAATCAGCAAGAACTTACCTAGGACGAAAATTACGGATCAGGTTATTTAGATTATCACCCGATCCCGGATTTGCAACACGAGGCGGGCTAGCATACCTTTTTAAGATTCCAACCCGCTTAAATCGATTCCTGTGCAGGCTATAAATCCATCAACAGTTGATATTCAGCGTTGATTGCTGTTGATTCTGTTGATTTTAGAGGCTTGATAGGATTCAGGGGGTTAGCGTGATATTCGCATCGTAAGCAATGCTTTGGAATCGAAGTCTGCGTCCTGCCAGCACCCTGCCAAGTTGTCTTGCGCTCTCCTAAGGGCGGCGGATCGTGATAGATATGATTTTCGAAAAAGGATTCTTGCTCTATCCAACCCGCTATGCGAAACGAGGGATATTCCTCTTTCATGAAGTCTCTGTCAATCGGGACAACTAACATCGCGATGTCAGCTTTGAAGTGATGAACCGTCGTGAAGTACAAATCGCCATCAGGGTATGCGCTGAACTTTCCATCGACTGAATAGCCATTGATATTTTCGAAGTCAACGCCGCCATCTCCTGCGATGGTGTGACGCAAATCCACTTCGATGCTATCGCCCAATAATTCTGAGTAATATTGAGCGATAACGAACTCCCCATAAAACCCGTGCATCTCAGTAACTATAGGTGAATTTTTACGGTCTATCCTTGAGTTAATCACGCCATTGCCCCGCTTATATCGTTGGCGTTGCGTTGCGTATTCTTCGACGAGGGAGGTAGGGGTATCAATCGTAATGATTGGCCCGCCCCACGCTTCTTCCATAATGCTACTTCACCGCAATGAATCCAGCGAAGTTCATCCAACGCCAGAAGCAGTCAACGTGTCGGAAGCCAAGGGTCTTCAGATTGTCGATATGGGTCGATGGCTGAGAAGGTACAAGAACGCCTTGAAGCGATAGACGCTTCCGCTCGATGTCATCATTGCTGTATCCCATGTCGGCTTTGTGACGATAGTATTCACCAACGAGCAGTTCATCAATCGCTGATCCTTCTCCGAGCATCTTTTCGACCATGATGAACGCGCCGCCATCATATAGAAGTTCATAGACATCTGACAGCAACCTCAGGCGGGTATCGACAGGCACAAACATCATCGTCAGAACGGCGGTAATAAGATTCACACGATACGGGAAAGCATCATCTCGCAATGAAAGCAGACCGTCCCTTAAATCGTGTTTGATGATGTCGATATTATTCATTCCGTCGAAACGGCGCGAAGCCGCCTCCAGCATCGGATCAGAGATTTCCAGGCCCAC